TTACCAGAAGACACTAGAGCATCTTGACAAGGTAACCAGAATACTGCCTAACCCTAATGGGATGGCACCTGTTGAAGACAAGGTATCCTCTGTACAGCCAGATCAAACAGAAGATCAATCTAGTTTTATAGACACCGCACTTGATTTTGGAGGAAGGGTTCTTGGAGCCTTAAATCCTATATCCAGCGCAGAAGCTGCTGACTTTAATCAAGCATACGAGCTTGCTGATTTCCTGCAAAAGGAAGGGTACCAAGGGGATCCTCTAGCCGCTGGTGCTGTTGCCTTGGGAGAAGGGGAGGGTAAATGGGACTCAGTGGAAAACCTTGACTTTAGAAATACTAAAAATAGTAGAATACGTAATGTCTTTGTGGCGGCGTCTAAAGGTAAGTCTGACCAAGAATTAGACGATGCAAAGAAAGATCCGGTTAAGTTTGCTGAGTTTGCTTACGGTGTTGGCACAAAGAAGGGAAAAGACCTCGGAAACACTCAGCTAGGGGACGGCTGGAAGTTCAGGGGCAGAGGTTATTTTAATCTTACAGGCAGAGACAACTATAAAAGAATTGGCGACAAGATAGGTGTTGACCTTGTTGCTGATCCTGACTTGATTATCAAGGACAAAGACGTTTCCCTAAAAGTGGCTAAGGTTTACCTTGAGGAAAGAAACAGTCCAAAAAATATTGAAAGTACAATCAGAGCTATCGGAGGAGATCGCAAGCAGTGGGACAAGAAAAGAGATTACTATGATAGCCTTACTAATGTGCCTATCCCCCGGCCCAGTCCTCGACGCGCTGACCAGTATTTTGATGGTCCGTTTAGAGATGGATCCGCGCCTGCACCCCGACCTTCTCAAGATGGATCCGCTAACATCCCGGTGCCTCCACCTAGACCTTCTCAAGATAAGATTACGATTGGCCCAGGTGTAGAGCCTTTGCCTAAGAACTGGAGATACCAAGAAGCTTTAGCCGAGACCACAAAGGCGTTTGAGGAAGCTGACCGAATGAATGACCTCGCTAAATGGAAAGAAGCTGCGGCTAAACAGCGTGAACTTATTCAGAGTTTGTTAGGCTAATGACAGAAGACTGGCTACAGCAGTCTTTATACGAAAGACTGAACTCAGTAGAGGATAAGGTCTCTAAGCTAGAGATTATCTCTCATGAGAACAAAGAGTTGGCTCTTAAGGCTAAAGAAAACTCCGAGGAAATCCTCACCATGTTTAAGCTTCAGAGGTGGATTATCAAAGGTGTCTGCCTTGTAGTTGGCTTTGGTCTTTGGGTTACCGGTCAGATAAACTTCGATCAGATAAGCTCTGTTGTAGATACTCTGAGTGCTGGGCCTAAGTGACCTGCGACAGATTGTACACTTGACAGTCTCTAAAATTGAGACTACATAAAAGAACCCCCCGGTTAGAGGATAGGATATAGACTATGTTTAGTAACTTAACTAATAAGATTACTGAGTTTCTAAATAGCTTAGCTACTGCTTTAGACAACTGTGTGAAGTCAGTTAAAGATAGCTACTCTAAGCTTAGAGGTTCTTTGTAGTATGGTAGCTAGAGTAGACAAGGCAAGCATGGCTTGCAATAAGCCAAAGAGAACTCCTAAGCATCCTACCAAGTCTCATGTAGTCAAGGCTTGTGCCGGTGGCAAAGAGAAGGTTATTAGGTTTGGGCAGCAGGGTGTATCTGGTGCAGGTAAAAACCCTAGCTCAGCTAAAGAAAAAGCCAGACGTAAATCATTCAAGGCTCGTCACGCTAAGAACATTAGCAAAGGTAAGATGAGTGCAGCCTACTGGGCTGATAAAGTAAAGTGGTGACAGGAGTTAAACAATGCCGTTAACTAAAAAGGGTAAGAAGGTTAAGAAAGCCATGACTGAAACCTATGGCAAGAAGAAGGGTACTCAGGTGTTCTATGCTACTGAGAACAAGAAGAAGGTAAAGGGCCTAAAGAAGTATGGCTAAACAACCTGATATCACTGTAATAAGCTCTGGCTTCTACTCTACTGCTAGTATCAATGCTAACTTCGAGTCCCTACAAGGAGCCTTTGACAATGTAATCACCAGAGACGGCAGTACTCCCAACACTATGTTGGCTGACTTGGATATGAACAGTAATGATATCCTTAATGCAGGCTCTATTACTGCTGACAGTCTCAGTGTTAACGGTGTAAACTTGGTGGATGCGACTGCTGTACCTAACTGGAGAGGAGCTTGGGTAACTGCAACAACCTACGCTAAGGACGATTTAGCTAGCAACTCAGGCAGCACCTACATCTGTCTTGTAGCTCATACCTCTGGCACGTTCTCTACTGATCTATCTGCTGCTAAGTGGGCTCTGTTTGCAGAGAAAGGCTCTGCTGGCGCGGGTTCGGGTGACCTGCTGTCAACTAATAACCTAAGTGATATCTCTAATGCTGACAGTGCTTTGGCTAACCTTGGTGGTGGTAGTAAGGGTATTGCTATCTTCAAGGATACTACTTCCTCAGCCGTCAGAGCAGAGATTGGTGTAGTAATCGGAACTGATGTACAGGCTTATGATGCAAACTTGGCTGCTCTTGCTGGTCTAACGACTGCTGCTAATAAAGTACCTTACTTTACTGGGTCTTCCACTGCTTCTCTGTTGGATCTTAAAGATGAAGACACGATGTCAAGCAACAGCGCCACTGCCTTAGCTACTCAGCAGTCTATTAAAGCTTATGTAGATACTCAGGTGTCGTCTGTATCTTCTCTTAGTTACCCCACCAATGGGACCGGTGAACTTATCTTCACGAACAACAGCTTTAACAGTTTTACAGGAGGAGCCTCAGACTATCTAGCAACTGGCTATGTCTACGCTTTTCCTCTTGTGCTCGACCAAGATCTAGATCAGGCTATTACTAAGATTCTACATCAGCAGGCTTCAAACAGTGTAGCCTCATCTCCTACATGCCGCCTTGGTATCTACGAAAGAACTGGGACGTTTACACTAGGCGCTCGTCTAGCTTATACCAACTCTTTTACATGGACTAACGCAGGTAATTGGACTGGATCTGATAGAAGTCTTGTGTCCTCTTGGACACCGAGTGCTGGGTCTTACTGGATAACTCTTCAGGTAGACTCAGATGATGTTAGAGGGTCAAGACTTACTTACCAAACGGTTGCTGTAACCACTCAGTCATCTGGCTCTGGCCCTGTATACTACTACATGCTAAGGTCAACTGCTTCTCCTTCAGGTTGGTCTGTTGGCTCTGCTCCTCCTTCCAGTGGCGCTTCTACTACCTTCTCAGCTTTTGCTGGAAACGCCCCTGGCTTTGCATTGAAAACTTAAGGAACAATAATGTCTAAGAAACCTACTATCCCTACTCTTACAGGTGCTTTGTCTAGCCAGATTAACCAGATTAACAACAGTCTTCAAGACTTAGCTAATGCTTTTGATAACACCATAAGCAGAGACGGCAGTGCTCCCAATGCTATGGAAGCTAACTTTGATCTGAACAGTAACGACATTCTTAATGGTAAGGATGCTTACCTACAGAACCTTTACCTCGGTGGCAGTCGTGTTGTACCTACAGACCTAGCAGACTTTACTTATACACAATCCGTTGCGAACGCTGTAGAGCGTAACCTGTCTGATTTTCTAGCAGAGAGAATAACTGTCACTGACTTTGGTGCTGATCCATCGGCTTCTGCCGCTGTTAATGGCGCTGCTTTTCAGGCTGCTTCTGATTGGTGGAGATTAACTAAGCTCCGCCGTGGAGTTATTGTAGTCCCACAAGGTGAGTATGTAGTTGATCGGCCTCTGTTCACTGATGATACACTAGACGCTAACCTTGCAGGATTTTCTACTGGTCAAGGTCTTGGTCTTGTAGGTGAGTTCGGTCCCGGAAACGTAATCATCAAACCTCAATATACTCCCCGTGGCTTACGTACTGCTGGGCTGTGGTCAGGTAAGTACGCAGAGATTCCGTTTATTGAATGGGTGCAGCCGACCAAAACCGCCTTCTTTTACCTGCGTAACATCACAATACAGGGGCAAGAGAATCTTAACACGGATCCTGTAGGGTTCAAAGGTGTTAATGTTAACTTGTCTGCCTGGAATGACTGTGTATTCGAAAACCTAAAGAATACTGCTTGGTCGTGCGAGTCTTTGAATAACTCGGCTAGCTACAATATGCAGATTAAAAACTGCGGTTACCAGCCTACCAACTACAAAGACGGGGGTTTTCTTGCTAGTGGTGTACAGTTCTCTATTGCTTCTGGTGACAATACTTTAACAGCTACGGCTAGTGTCTTTGACAGTGGAGATGTAGGGAAATGGGTAGTCCTTGAGCCTAACTCTGGATCAGGTAACAATCCTTTCATCTCTAAGATCGACACCTATACAAGTGCTACTGAGGTAGAGTTGGTTGATGCAGCGCCAGGTGACTACACTTCTGTACGTGGTTCGTTCAGTATTGTCACTGGTTCTATCTCTGCTGGTGACAAGACCCTAACACTAGACGCTGATGTAGCTCTGTCCAGTCTGCGGGGTGCGTTGATCCATGTGTACGGTGCAGGGTATGAGGATACTAGTGGCTCAGGTGGCTTCAATGACACTGAGGCTAGGCTACTGTCCACTCGTATTGACTCTATTACCAGTCTCAGTGAGGTCGAACTTGCTCATGGAGCAAGAGTAACAGTCAGTAACGTACCAGTTATCTTTATGCCGTCTATGCACATCGGCTGGAGTTCTGACACCCAACAGTACTCTGGCAACAACAACGATGTAGAGTTCTACCGTCTTAGGGACGAGTCGAGCTTTGCCAATAACCGTGGCTATGTAGCTATGGTCACTCAGCGGGCATACGGTATCTGGTTTATCGGCTGTAAATTCCATGGCACTGGACCAGGGTATGATAACTTCGGTGCTAACGGTATGCTTCACGTCAACGATAACCCTAAGCATCTGATCTTCAATTCTTGCCAGCATGAGTGGGGTTACTGGGAGCCTGACTACGGACAGAGAGTTTACTTAGGTGATCGCATCGGCATCCGGGATGTGTACTCTCACTTCGGTCACCCTAACTACGTGCCCACTAAGGTTAACTGGATTTCTGTAGAAGCAGTAGACCTTAACGATACCTTTGTGGATCTTAATGGGTTCAACAACACAACGAACTGGGCTACTACTTCTGACAGGAAGTACTTTAACTTTAAGAACAGTGAAACTACCCAGGGCCAAGTAGCTATGTCGGCCTCTGTCTTTGAGAGACAGACAGGAAACCATTACTACCTAATTCCAAGGGATGCTTACTCAGCGGATGGTGTTGAGCCTATTGGTAATGCTACCTCTGGTACATTTACACCTACTCTAGAGCTTGGTGGAACTGAGATCAGCACGGCTAGTGGAGCATACACTACCCAGACAGGTTCTTGGACTCGGCACGGTAGGCTTATCCATATCAGTGTAAAGCTAAAACTCTCAGCTAAAGGCTCTGCCACTGGATCTGCTGCTGTTAGAATACCTTCGGATATCAGAGAAACTACAGACACTGCTAGAAACAACGCTGTTGTAGGCCCTGTCTACATTACGAACTGTACTAGCATCGACAGAGGTGTTATAGCTAGGTTTGGGTCTAATCAGTTGATAAATCTTTGGGAACTAGTAGGTACTGGTGGGGGTGCTTCTGTCAATGTAAACGACACTAACTTAACGGATACCTCTGAGATTCAGTTCAGTGGAACCTATGAGGTAATCTCCAGTGAGTACAACTACTACCCCTAAGCAAAGGTAAGGGGGCTTACGCCCCCTGTTCCCTGTGTTTGATCCAGTAGTCAAGGTACCACCTTGCTTTCTGTAGATCCTTGTCTTTACCTTTGAACCTCCACCTATGCAGGTACTTCTTAGCGTTACCCTCTAGGTATCCTTGGAATGCCTCATCTGTCATGGTGCTCCTAAGGTAGTCAATGCACTCTATATAGCCATGGTTGTAGTGCTCTGGCTTATTGATTATGTCCTTCTGTGGTGGAGGATCTTCTCTCTCGTCTATCGGAACCAGATACTTCTTAGCCATGTTATCGATGGCCAGCAACCGACGCCAATCCTCGATCTCTTCCTTGAATCCTTTGGTTACACCAACATAGGGCTTATCCATCTGATCCTCCGCCCCAGCCCAGTGACAGGAACCAGTGCCACACAGTTGGGTAAGAGGTTCCTTACGGCAGAGACACTGGGTAATACGCTTAGGCTTTAGGGTGTGGCCGTTGCCTGACTTGTCCTCGACAACTTGCTGAGCGCAGGTACAATCAGTAACCCACATGCTGTAACAATCACAATACTTATCGTTGCTCAAGATTCAACACCTCCAAACATTACACACTTAGACTCTACTTTGAATCCTTTGCTTTTGATAAAGCTGTCTCCATTAGCCCTTACTTTCTCACATTCCTCTTGTGTCGGCCAAGAAGGGGACATTGTATTCACCACATTGCCGTCTTTCCCAACGATGATAGCTACAATAATCCACATTACTGGGATCATACCTTAGTTCTCCTTATGTACAAAGTTAACAATCATAGGAAACTCAGGCTCAATTGCCTCAGCACACCGTAGTGCTAATTCCCTGTGTTCTTTCTGTGTGTCAGGCTTAGTTCTTAGGTCAATATAATGTATCCAACTACGTAGGGTGCCGTTAGCAAACAACCTGCTACGAGTAAGTCCCTCTGGAAGGATTGCTCTGGCTTGTTCTTTAGCCACACCCTTCTTAAGGGCTTGATCGTATAGTCGGAAGCTAAGATCCATAACTTGTTTCTGTGCATCAGTAAACCATTCTTTGATCTCCTTGTCTTCACAAGGTAAAGAGTTTTGTCTGTTCTTATAGTCCTGTAGCCTAGTCTCTCTAATAAGCCCAGTAGTTTCTGTAGCTGAGTATCTCTGAGAGAACTCTTGGTAGCACATAGACCTATGCCTGAGCAACTGTCTACCGATATCCCTAGTTGTGGTAATGTCAAGGACAATGTTAACCATCTCAAAAGGAGACCAGTGGCCGTGCTCAGTCATGTAGTTGATTAGCTTATCAGTGGACCGTACCTCAGCAGTGGGGTTACTAACCCTAGCTACATAGTCTACAATCTGAGTGAGGCTGTACCTGAAGTCTTCAACCATCACTGTCTTGGCTAGTAGTTTAGCTGATGTCATTTAGCTTAGTCTTCCCACGGTAGTTTAACACGTTCATACAAGGCAGTAGCACCTACATCTGCTCCGTACACAGGGCACACATGTAGTCTTTCAGGCAAGCCATTGGAATCTTCTTCGCCTCCTTTACCACAGATAAATGGTACAGCGTAGCGTTCTACATTACACTGCCTGAGGATCTCTTTTAACCGTGCATTCTCAACTTTGAGTAGCTCAAGTTCAGTCATTACTTAGGTCTCCCTAGGGTCATAGACTTCTTGTACAGTTTACACTGTGCTTCTATCCAATCTAACCAAGGATTAGATATCGACAACTTCACACACGTCTCCTGTGCAAGCAAAGGTTTGACTTGATTTGGTGTGGTCTCCTGATTCGTACAGTCGCAGTTCTGTCCAGTCGATGTCTTTGGGCATCTTTTCAAGCAATCTTGTGTACTCATCTTCATCAATTCCTTGGTAGGGCGCTTGGATATAGGAGCCTCCATCATAGGGTAGAAAGGCTACTCCAGTCATAGTATCGAAGTTCTCGTAAACAAACTGAGCGACATCAACCCATTCCCAGTCTTCAACACTAACAGTGATACTAGGCTTATGCTCACACCACTCTTCCTGGTACATCTGCCATAGCTCAAGGTGCATAATAGCGTTTAGTTCAGATCTGGTCAACGAGCCTTTAGGGGATGCGACAGGAAAACTAAAGACAGTCGTATTGTTGGGGTTATAGTGACAGTCTTCGTGCGGAAATCCTTTAGCTACCATAAACTCAGTCAATGGATCTTTCTTATCTCCACGAACTGTTCTAATGTAGTACTCAGAGTGCCGAGGGTGAATACCACTAGCGCTATCTACAAGCTGTGAAACTGTACCACTAGGCTTAACACAGGTAATAGCAGCAGCTTGATTAATTTTTAGTTTATTGGACAATCTTTTGTTTGTCTCGACAGCTACTTCTTTCAAGTTGCGCAAGACTTGCCAAGGAGCAGGCTTATCAGAGGAGTACTCAAGGGATACCAAAGGACAGTCCAAAATTCCTGTCATAGATACACCCAGTAAACGCTCTTCCTCAGTGTTAGTCTTCCAATCAGAGTTTAGTTTTTCAAGATACGGGAAATAAGTGTATGTTGCTTGAACAGTTCCAAGAACCGTTGCTAGGTAGACTTTTTCCTGTAGGCTAGCTACACTGTCTTCTGATCGACACACGACTTCAGTAAGGTTACAGAACTGACGAGGACGTAGGATAATCTCAGAGCATGGGTTAGTCCCAAATGCGTAGTTAGGATTACGCCTACCGTTACGCTTAACCTGTTCTATTGCTGCTTGGCGATTAAAGATACCACGCTCACCTGATTTGGACTCCACCAAGCTAAGCCACTCACGGAGGAATGTCTCACTATCTGGCTTCTCACTGTAAACTGCACTGTTATTAGCAAGAGCACGGTAAGGATGTTTGTCCCACCACTGGCCAGACTTAGCATGACGCATACGGTCATCACTGAGATTACTCAGACTAATCATAGCAGATCTACGTACACCGCCTACTACAACAACATCAGCAATCTTACACATAAGATCGTGACACTCGATAGAGGTCAGCTTACGGCCCTCGGCATTGCGAAAGATGTTTGTAGTAAACTTAAACAAGCTATCCAAAGGCTCTGGTCCGCTAGCCCTACCTCCAAAGGTTTTAAGCTTTGCACCAGCCGGTCGGATCTTAGACAAATCCCAGTCGAGTACTTCTCCATTGTACAGATGGGTGATAAGGCTATTCAAGGCATCAGCCCACCCTTCTTTAGAATCTTCCACAATAACCTTAAGGCTGTTTACTTCAGTGAGGAAAGGTACATCAGGAAGCTCCTTAATAAACTGTCTCTCTACACTATAGCCAACACCTGTTCCATTCAGCAAGACAAACATTGCTTCGGCAAAAGCCGTGGTCTTGTCTACAGGAAGGTACGCACAGTTGTAGATGCAAGTGTTATCACGATTTGCAGCAGGACCAGCGGTCATCATAGCTCGCATAGAAGGCATAATATCCATGCGTTTGATTGCATTAGCAAGGCGACTGCTAAGATCAGAGCTATTTAGTACTGGTTTTACGATGTTGTTGATGTAGCGATCTACAGTTTCTTCCCAAGTTTCTCGTCTTCCTTCATTTTCTAGCCAACGAGCATAGCGAGAGGTATGGATAAAGTTTTGGTATTCGTTCATCTGCCTATTTAACTCCTAATCGTTGTAGCCGGTAACCATCTCGACACAGAAGTCTTTGAACTCTTCCTTACTCATAAAGAATTGTAGTGTAGTTAGCATAGCTTCTCGTGTGTCTGTATCAGTAAGGTCATCCAGGATGAACTCCTTAAGGTTTTTTATAATGATAGCGTCAGCAGTTTCGTCATCAATAGTGATGGTGTACTTATTTTTCATTAGGTTTCTCCTCTTTCCAGTAACTACAGTGGAAATTATCTCCAAACTCTTCGATTAACTCTTTAGGGTATCCTTCACTAACCAACCACCCTCTAAAAGTCTGACTATCAGGTAGGTCATCTGGCATAGCTTTAGGAAAGCCATACCGCCACCCACTCGGCGGGTCTACATAAGTTACCATTAGGTTTCTCCGTGGAATTGGCGGCCAGTTAGCCTGACTAAGTTGGATCCCAGTCTTTGACCCTTGCTCCCGCTACGCAGTTACAAGACTTGTATCCCGCGACTAGCCGAGCGCGGTTCCGCAGTGTAGCTCTTTACGTACAGCCGCGGGCCATACCTCATAACGGTTGTGCTACGTACCTTCCTGGGTTATTTACAGGACAAGTGGCGGGTGTACTAGGACTCGAACCTAGACTACAGGTTTAGAAGACCCGTGTGATCTCCAGTTTCACCATACACCCCTGCTACTAGTGTTTACTCAGGCGTACTCGTGTCCCCATCGCAATCTGGACGGATGTAGAGTACAGTGCTGTTGGAATCCTGGCCAGAGATAGCTTTGTTAACCTCAGCTTCCAGATTGATACGGTCATTAAGGTCACGCTTGCAGTGTACCATAGCACGGATGGCATAAACTTCAGCAGCCACACCTTCAGCCGTATGGACATAGCCTTCTAAAGCGGAACAAGCAGACAGTAGGGCTACAACAGGAATAAGTAACAGAGCTTTCATAGTGGATCCTTTCTTATCGGTCATCACCGGAACCGTTTAATGTACCACGTTTTTCACGACCTTCAAGCTTTTCAATGCTAGCTGCGACAACTTCACTCATAGTAAGACCTTCCTCACGGCAGACAGCGGCTAGATACCAGAGGATATCCCCCGCTTCTTTCTTAAGGTTTTCCTTAGAGTACTCGCCGTCCCTGATCTCTCTCTTAAGCAAAGCAGCAAACTCACCTACCTCACTGACAAGACCTAAGATTGGGTAGAAGTATGCTGCTGTTTTGTTCTTGTAGATAGCCTTGGACATAGCCCAGTTCTGGTAGTCATCAAAGGCTTGGTAGGGGAACAGTTGCAGTTGTTTAGGTTCAGTCACTTGCTAAGCTCCTTCATGCAGTCATCAATAATGTTAAGGCTCACAGCTATCATGTCAAGCTGTCGATTGATCTCAACTATTGCCGTACTCTTTGCGGAGTCGTTCGAGTGATACCCATTCCAAGTCGTAGCTGCCGCCTCCGTAACCATGCTTGATAGCAACCCCTCTCGACCATTCTCGATTAGCTTGTCCTGCCCAGTCATGTTGATCTCCTATGAAGCAGCCTACTACAAGGCCGTGTTGTGGTCCTAGCATTGTCTCTGGCTTAACAGAGTATGAAAACCTATGGTCATGTCCTACAGTAACTGAGCAGCCCATCTTTTCAGTGAGCTTAGAGCCCAGATTATACCCGTATAGAGCCTTTCCATAAGCTCCACTACTAATGAAGTGACTATAGCACACACCATCGTCAAGTACAAGAGCAGGAGAGCCATTATCGTAAGGATGGTACTCGTTGTAATAAGTGTCAATTCCGAGATGGGACGTACTGATTCCGTAATCCTTGCCTGCCAGCATTGGGTCATGCTCGATAGCACGGTCGATACGGTATTCGTGATTTCCCTGTATAAAGACACGGCGGGGCATCCCCTTCTTGTAGTGCTTGAACCAGTACCACATCCTGTCGTGTGCATCAAAAGTATGTTTGATGTCCTTTTCATAGGATCTGGTAGCTAGCTTCTGTGGATTCCTACTGTCAAAGGTACTAAGTGAGCCCATCTCTGAGAAGTCACCTAGGTTCCAGAACTCATCTGGCCTAAGATCATAGAGGAACTTACCTAGCCAGTCGAATCGTTCGTTACTGACACTAGGCATGACGTGAGCACACGACATTACTACAACAGTTTTACTCATTTCACTGGTGTATCCTACTTCTGTATAAGTTTAAGGAAGTCAGCAAAGCTAAGAACTACAAGAGGTTTACTTCTGTCCTTCTCTATCACAGCGCAAGGTATTTTACCATTGGCATTGGACACAGCCTGCTCGTAGATACTGTAGATAGAGAAGCTCTTGTGTTTCTTACACTCAAAGCTAAAAGGAATCTTACGCCTAGCAGCAGGAGATAGCATAAGGTCTTCACCTTGAGCACCCATAGAACGGGACTCGATATCCCCTGGCTCTAAACCAAAGGTATCAGTGAGGATCTTAGCTATCTTCTGTTGGAAGCGTCTACCTTTAGCCTTGGCTGATTGCGTCTTCATATTCTCTGGCAGAGCCCAAGAGTTTAACAAGACGGTAGTTAAGGTTCATCTTTTCCTCAGCATCCTCTCCGAACACTGACTGGTATACCTGTAGAGTAACCTGCTTGTAGTCATCTTCTGTCTTACAGCCAGTTAGGGCTTTGAGGGCTTTAGGCTTACCGTAACCACGGCATCCCTTGATATTATCGGTAGAGTCGCCAGAGATAACCTGAGCCCAGAGATTCCTACGTGCATCCTGCTTGGAGATTAGCTCTCTCTTCCAGTGGTAGGTGTTGTAGATTTCACACGGAATCTGACAGAAGTCTTTATCAGAGCTAGCTACAATGACGTTCTTAAACCCTAGCCTGTGTGCAGCCAGAGAGATACCGTCATCAGCTTCGTACCCGTCACAGACTACAGTGTTCCAAGTCTTAATGCAGTGGTCTCTTACTACACCAAGGATCTTACGGTATTCTTCGTAGTCCCGGCACCACTTAGGGAACCAAGGTTTACCTGTGCTACGGTTAGCCTTGTACTCTGGGTAGATATCCTTACGGAAGTTACCCTTGCCTGTGAGGAATACAGTGTAGCTACTGTCGTCAGGAAAATCTTGCAGTTCCCACAACACGAAGTCAACTACCTTGTCGAAGTAGTCGCAACATTGGTCTGCTGTGGAAACTGCTTTAGTTGCACATGACCGATAGATCAGCAGATCACCATCAATCAGTACATGCTTTTGTTTGGTAGCCATTGGTTATCCTTTGGCTTGCTTTACGTCTTTGTAAACAGTAACTGTCTGAGTAACCGGAGTTACTTCGCAATAGTGAGGACTAAGTTCTGTTTCTTGGTACTCAGTAGCTGGACGATACCAGGATATGTTGAAGTACTTCATCGTAGGTACATGACAGAATACTCTGCTTAGCTGGATATCCCACCTGTTATGCTCTTCGATAGTTTCCTCAGTCATTGCCTTCCATACACTGTAGTCGTAGTCGTAACCGTAGCACAGTTCTTTTAAGGTTTGCTCATCAATTTCCATGGTTAAATAGCCCACTCTACTTCGGGATCAACACTGCTCTCAAACTCTACCAGTTCAAGAACTTTTACAGCCTTAAGCCGGAGGTAGTACTTCTTAGCAGTCTTAGGCTTCCACAGTTCTACAGCAATCTGGCAGAGAGAACCATTGCCGAGCTTCTTATCAGAATCCCAGGGATCACCGTCAGCATCGACTACCTTAGGAGCACCACACATCTCAGGGAAGGCACCGGTGTGGTAACGCTGAGGCTTAAGGTATTCCTTACCATCATCAACACGGAAGATATCGTAGCCGAGTGGTGACATGTTAACATTCAGCCGTTCGAACTGATGCTTCAAGCCGTCAGGATCAGTTGGGTAGCAGTCGATAACGTACATACCTTCTGCTCGTTGGATCTTCTGACCCTTCTCAGTGTCGTCATTACCGAGGTCACGGTTGTCCTCGAAGATCTTAGCCCACTTAACATGAGCTTCAAAGGTAACAATCTTGTTCATAGGTTTTCCTAGTTGGTTTCAGTCTGAGTTATGTAGCTTATGTCTTGGCTTATGTCAAGTCAATTCAGTAACCACAACATCTGTGGCTTTGTACTTAGTTTGGATCTCAGCTACGTAGTATGTGGTTGCAGCGTTTTTTGTAGCATATTCGTAGGCTTTACACTCAGCATCAAACCGTTTAGTATACGGATGAGCGGCCCCGACGAGGTAAGCTTCCCCTTTATCGATAGCGAGGACGATATAGCTTTTGTTGTTCATAGTCTGTGTCTCTTTCTAATGGGTCTCAGCCCAGTTGTATCCGATTCTAGTTTCACCTGACATAGGACAGAACAGATTGAGCTGCTGACCTGCCCATTCAATTGCGTCACACTGTCGCTTGCCTAACTCAATAGCATCCTCCTTGCTGAAGCACTCAACCTGCCACTCATCATGGGGCCAAGTCAGTAGTTTATGTGGGATATCTTTACACGTCTCTCGCCACCGTAGGAAAGCAGTCTTCATAACCACTGCCTCACCTGCTTGTAGCATACCCGCTAGCATATGGTGCTGTGATGGTGGTTTGATACGTCTTCCGTCAAGACCTGTGAAGTAGCCACGTTGCCACATCTTAGGTATGGTCTCGAACTTTAGCTGGTGCAAACCATCAATGGACAGATAGAAGTTATCGACTGCCTGTCTTGCCTCGTTCATGCTGCACTTGAGGATACTGGACACCTGACCTAACCCGGCACCTAGCAGGAACGCATAGATAAAAGTCTTAGCCATATCACGGGTGATGTGATCCAACAACAAAGCCCTACTGTTAAGGTTATGGATGTCAGTGCCAGCTTCCTTAGAGCCACTGAGGATAGCATCACGGTAAGTCTCTGACTGCATGAAGTGGGCAAGTAGCCTAAGCTGGATACCCTCAGCATCAGTACCAACCATAACAGAACCAGGAGGCACACACCACAGAGACCTGAGTTGACCGTCATACTCAGCCTTGATCCTAGCGACTGGTGTGTCTGTTGGACCGTGGTAAGGTGCAGCTATGTTAGCTTGATTAGGGCTGTAGTGAGCAAGCCTGTGTGTCCAAGCACCCATACCTGAGAAGCCACCGTGGATACGGTTATCCGTAGGGTCTACACAAGCAACCCATTCCTCAAGGTCAGCACGCCTACCCTCAAGAGTAAGCCACTCAGCTAGCTTCTTAGCTCCTTCAGGCGCAGTGTCAGGAAGTGTAGCTAAATTTTCCTCGTTGACCTTCCATCCGTACTTCTCCCAGTGCTGGCGCTTAGACTCATCTCTCTGCCTATCCCTCTCCCACTTCTTGTAGCCATCTGTTTTGTCTGTGGGCTGCCAGCCTGCTGAGTTAAGGACTTCAATACGATCCTTGCTAGACTTAGGGTTAAAGATCTTATAGTCATAGCATATCAAACTGTCTCCTTGTATCTCAGTCTTAGGATACTTCCACCTAGCATAGCCGACTTTCTTAAACTCAGTACCTCCCTTGGTCACCCGATACTTTAGTGTGTTAACAGGCTGTAGCTGCGGCGGAAAGTCATCTTGAAAGCCACTCTCTAGCTTCTCACATAACTTAGAGAGGGTATGTAGTAGTGTATTAGCTCTGTCTAAATCAAAGTAGAATCCATCTCTAGACATTAAAG